CACAAAGCTAAAGGCTATAGATAAAACAGCTTTAGCTACAGAGATAGGAAAAGGCGCTTTAAATATCTCTAGGAATATGAAAAAGATTTCGCCAGTAGACACTGGTAATCTTAGAAAAAATATTAAAGCTGTGGTAAATAATAAACAAGCTGAAATCAGATCAGATGCTCCTTATTCTGGTTATGTAGAATTTGGCGGCAAAAATCCAAAACGACCACAGGCAGAGATACCTTTTTTCTACCCTAGTGTAAATAAAGGTTTTAAAGAAATGATAACTAGTATAGATAAAACAATAGAAAAACTACTCAAATGACAGAGGCAATACATTTTATTAGGAGGGCGATTATAACACGCCTAACAGATGCAATTTCTGTAAATGGTAGTTATGTGCCAGTTTATAATAGAGTGCCTAATGATGCCTCTGAGCCTTATATACGAGTCTATTCTGTAGATTCTAATGAGGTAGATCAAAACGCTGATACTTTTATGCTAGAATGTAGCACCAGAATTGAGGTAGTTACATCCTTTATAGGAGATGATGGCGGAGAGTTACAGGCTAATCAAATAGCATCTGAAATATTAACACTAATTAGAACTCGCTCTGGTAATTATTTTGACCTTAGCGCTGATGGATTTAATGTTTACACTTGTACAAATGAGGGGACTAGCTATCTATATGAGGATGGCGTAGAAAAAACATATTTCAGAGCAATATTAACTATCTCTAATAGGGTAGAACAAACTACATAAAATGAATGATTTGAAAATTTATGCAATGAATGGAATAGCTTTAGCTATATCAATAACATCTATAAATCCGCTGTTACAAACTATTAGTCTTTTAATGGCTATTTTTTATACTGGTATTAATATTTATAAAAAATTTAAAAAATGAAATTACCTACTAATGGCAGAGCAAAAGCTCTCAGATCATATTTTGGATCCCTTATAATATTTTTATTTATAATAGGAATTATCATTGTTTTTATACAGTTTCCTGTTTTAGATACAAATAAAGAGGTCGTAATGATGCTCGTGGGAACACTGGCGGCGAGTTTGAGTATGGTCGTTTCGACATTGACAGGGCGTGATCCACATGATATTGATGCTCTCAAATCAACAATAGAAAAAAAAGAAAATCAAATTTCTATGCTGGTAGATGCAAAGGATAGACTAGAGGAAATGGTAATTAATTTGCAGAAAGAGATGTTACAAAACCAGGATAATATGATGGATAAAATAATATTAAAAGCCGCAATGGATTTTGATGATAAACATAACCCAAGTCAAAAGTAATACAGTAGGATCAACTTTAAATTTTAATTATAATACGATAAATATGGACACTATAATGATTATTTTAACTGGAGTGATTGTGATAGCAGCTATTGCTGTAATCCTAGCTACTCAAAAAATTGTCAAGGATGACAATAACAACAAAATACCAGACTGGGTAGAGGATAAATTTGCAGATATTAAAGAGGAAATTAAAAAACTAAAAAAATAAGCAATGAGATTTATCAGCAAACACATCAGCTGGAGGGAGGCGAGTCACTCAGCGACAGCGGAGAAAAAAGAGATCGAGAACACACCAACAGAGGTGGCTGTGCAAAACATGAAAAAACTTGCGAAAAATGTATTCGAGCCGCTCAGAGAATGGGCAAACGAGCCGATTCGTGTAAATAGTTTTTATAGATCGCCAGATCTTTGTGATGCAATTAAATCTAGCAGAAACTCACAGCACACTAAAGGACAGGCTATTGATATTGATGCAACTGGTATGAAAACTAATGCAGAGTTATTTAATTACATCAAAGATGAATTAGATTTCGATCAGCTTATCTGGGAGCATGGGGATGATGAAAATCCAGACTGGATCCACGTATCTTATGTAGGACCAGCTGGCAATCGAGGTAATGTACTTAGAGCTGTAAAAAAAGGTAGAAAAACAAAGTACGAGTTTTATGCTTAAAATGTTATTATCTCTTTTAGGTAAAAGTGACAGCGGCAGATCAAATATAGGTGGTTTAGCTTTGGATATAAGAGAGGCAATAAAAGGCAAAGAGATGGATCCTCAGCGCCTTATAGAACTCCAGGCAAAGATTAATAAGGTAGAGGCTCAAAATAGAAGTATGTTTGTAGCTGGATGGCGACCATTTATAGGATGGATTTGCGGTTTAGCCTTTGGCTTTCATTATATAGTAATGCCTTTACTTTTAGCTTATACGGATATTAAACCAGTAGAGTTTGATACTAATAGCCTTTTTACTGTGCTTATGGGTATGCTAGGTTTAGGCGGACTTAGAACGTATGATAAACTAAAGGATAAAAGTAAGTAATGGGAAAGGCTTTAAATCGTAGAGGCAAATATAGTCATTGCACTAGAGCGCAGAAACAAGGCAGAAATAAACCAGCTAAAAAGAAATAATAATGGCAACAAAAGATTTATACTCAGCAAATAATTTTCACCGAATGAGCTTTGGTGATTTTGGTATGAGAACGCTTATTAAAAATACAGATAATATAACAACTGCTCCAGGTGAATACTTTTGTATGATTGAATGTATTATATCCTGTACGTTTGATGCTACTAATGATACGCCAGCTGGCGATAATAATATGGTAGATTATGATCTTTTAGATGGGCAGATTATCTATGGTAACTTTACTAATATTACTTTAACCAAAGGGCATATAATAGCTTATTTGCGCCACGTACCATAATGATAGGAGTAAATAGAACTTTAAAGCAGAAAGCTGGTAGGTTTAGAAAAAAGGTTATTGAAAAAATAAAGGATCTTTTTTGGCATAGAAAAGAAAAAAAGTTCAACAATGAGAATGATAATTGGGATGATTAAAAATGATTAAATTTGTAGAAAATACTTAGATGGCATCATATACTGGCAATAAGATTAAAGATACATATCAATCAATAGTAAAAGCTATTGATAATGATGAGATAGGTGCAACGGATAAACAGCTAACTGATGGAGTGGGTAATGAGTTAGGACTCCACGTAAATACCTCTGGTGATTTAAGAGTGGAGGGTGATCTTAGAGTTGATGGCGCTATAAAAGATTCTTTAAATTCGCCAGGCACTAATGGACAGTTATTAAAAAGTACTTTAACTGGTACTGACTGGGTAGATGTCGCTGATTTAGCTGTAGAAACTTTAACAGGAGGTACTGGAATAGATGCCAATGCTAGCCAGGGTGATGTTACTATAACACTAAATACAGAGGATGTCCAAGACTTAGTAGGCGCTATGGTTTCTGGTAATACAGAAACAAATATCACAGTAACCTATGATGATACAAATGGAAAGCTAAATTTTGAGGTTTCTACTTTAGGCGAAACTTATACAGCCGATGAGGTTACTTTAAACCTAGATGGGAGCAATGAGTTTGCTGTAGCTGATGGCGGAATAGATACAACTCAACTAGCATCAGATTCTGTTACAGATGACAAAATAGCTGCTGATTCAGTAGGCGCTAGTGAGTTAAAAATAAGCGGAAATGGAAACTCACTACAGGCATTAGTATCTGATGGGGATGGAACTTTTTCCTGGCTCGATGTAGTTAGATCAATAGCAACTGATTCTATTTTGGCTGCTGATGTTTCTACAGGAGCTGTAACCATATCACTTACAAATAACTCTATAGGAGCTGATCAATTAGATGTATCTGGTAATGGTACAAGCGGTCAAGTATTAACATCTGATGGCGATGGATCATTTAGCTGGGATGATGTAACTGGAGGCGGAGGCACCACTAACGTAAATTTAGAAGTTTCTACAGATCAGTTTACAGCAGATGGCACTGATTATCAATACACGCTATCTGAAACGCTTACAGATGAGAATGATATACAAGTTTATTTTGATGGAGTTTACCAGTCAAAAAGTAATTTTTCAGTATCTGGTACTACTTTAGATTTTGGAGTAGGTAATGAGGTAGAGTCTGGAGTTGAGATAGAGGTGGTCATATTTTCAGCTACTTCTATAACATTAGTGGGAGGCTCTGGATCAACAAACTTTTTACCAATATTTACTAGCTCAACTGAGATAGGATCATCTGGAGTATCTCAAGCTAATAACATTTTAGATGTAGATTTAAATGGAGCTGTTACAATTCCAGTAGGTACAACAGCGGAGCGACCAGGCACGCCAGAGGTGGGGATGTTTAGATATAATACTACCTTAAATCAGTATGAGGTATATGATGGCTCTAACTTTGTAGAATTAGGCAACACTTATACAGCTGGACAGGGTATCGCCCTAGATGGATCTAATGAGTTTACAGTATCGGCTGGCTCTGGATTAACCCAGGAAACAAATGGATTGGCTCATGATGATACATCCAGCCAGGCATCTTTAACAGCAAGCTCTAGGACTTATGTAACTGGCGTTACTTTAGACACTTTTGGTCACGTTACAGGATTAACAACTGCTACAGAAACTGTTACAGATACAACATATACAGCTAGTGGTAATGGCTTAGATTT